CCCCCGCACCGTCACCGTCAGCCTCTGCGACGTGATCGTGTGGGCGGCCTTCACGGCGGCCACCATCGTCGTGCTCCTGGCCTGCTGCGCGCTGCTTTGGGCGGCATCGTGAGCGACCCCCAGCCCCTCGCCAGACTCATCCCCCTGACCGCGCCCGTGGGCGAGACGGAGCTGGAGTTCTGGCACAGGAAGGCGCAGGAGCGCGCCCAGGAGATCGCTCGCCTCAACCGCCAGCTCACGAACCTGCGCGACGCGCTCGAAGAGGCGGACGCGGAGCTGAGCGCATGAACTTCCAGGCCTATAGCGACCTCCGCGGCGTGAACTGGAGCACCCTCAAGGAGATGGGCCGCTCGCCGCTTCACTACCAGCACCGCCTCACGACGCCGCGCACGGACTCCCCGGCCATGCGCCTGGGGCGCGCCATTCACACCGCGGTCCTCGAGCCCGACCTCTTCCCCGTGCACTGGACGCTCTACGACGGCCGCCGCGCCGGCAACGCCTGGACGGAGTTCTCCGCCGTCAACGCCGACAAGGGCATTCTCACGGTCGACGAGTACGACACCGTGCTCGCGATCCGCGACGCCGTCCGCAGCCACAAGGTAGCGCGGCGCCTGCTGCGCCACGGCAAGAGCGAGGTGACCCTGCAGTGGATCGATCCCGTGACGCGGATCAAGTGCCGCGCCCGGCTCGACCACCTGCGGGGCAACGCTCTCACGGACCTCAAGTCGACGAAGGACGTCGAGAGCCGCACCTTCGGACGCCTCGCCGAGAAGATGGGCTACGCGGGGCAGCTTGCCTTCTACCGCCTCGGTCTCATCGCCACAGGGCACGACCTCGCGCCCGTGCGCATCGTCGCCGTCGAGGCGACGGCCCCGCACGACGTGGCGGTCTTCACCGTTGACGAGGACGTGCTCCAGGTCGGCGTGATGGAGGTCCGCCGGCTGCTTCACCTGGTCAAGACCTGCCGTAGCCGGCGCCGCTGGCCCGGCCGCTACCCCGAAGAGGAATCGCTCGAGTATCCCGAGTGGGCGCTGCCCGCCGGGTCCGACTACTCGACTACCCAGATTGAGGTGCTGTCATGAGCGAGACGATCACCCTTCAACCCATCAAGCGCCAGACCATGCGCGTGCGGATCGTCGGCGACTCGCCGCTCATTTGCCACCGCTTCGGAGAGAAGGCGCGCAAGCAGATGCTCGACAAGCAGATGAAGAAGGCTCAGCAGAGCAAGGAAGCGAAGGTGCCCGATGACGATTTCGCGGCGGCGCGCTACATCACCGCCGACGGACGCGACGGCTTCCCGGCCGCCGGCATCAAGAAGGCGATCGCCAACGCCTTCCGGTTCTCGGACGGTATGAAGAAGGTGGAGATAAACGGCGCGCTCCACGTCCAGCCGGGCACCGAGCTTCTGCCGATCGACGGCCCCCCGCCAGTCATGCGCGAAGACACCGTGAAGATCAGCATGGGCACGACCGACATTCGTTTCCGGCCCGAGTACCGGGACTGGAGCATGGAGTTCGACATCGTGTTCAACGGCCGCGCGATTAGCCCCGAGCAGATCGTGAACCTCGTCAACATCGCCGGCTTCGGCATCGGCATCGGCGAGTGGCGCCCCGAGCGCAGCGGCCAGTTCGGCATGTTCCACGTGGCCACCGAAGGCGAGGTCTGACCATGGCTGACCAATTCTGCTGGACGGCGCGCTGCAAGGTAGCGATCGACCCACAGGTCGCGGGCCTGGCTCTCAAGAGGATGGCGAAGCGCGGCGAGCTGACGGCTGCCGCGGTAGTGGACGCCGCACGCCCCGACGACGCGCCGCTCCACGAGGCCTTCGAGTGGGACGACGCGGTCGCCGCGGAGAAGCACCGTGCGGAGCAGGCGCGTCTCATCCTGCGCTCGATTCGGATCGTCGGCGCGGAGGACCAGGAGCCCGAGCGCGTGTACTGGCATGTCGCCACCGAGACCGTGGACGCCTACGTCACCACGGCGCGCGTCAGGGCCGAGGACGAACTGCGCGCCGCGCTCCTGGCGGAGTGCGGGCGCACCCTCTTGAGCGCACGCAAGAAGTACGCGGAGCTAACGGAGATGGCCGAAGTATGGACCGTGATCGATCAGCTTCCGTTGACGACCGTCTAGGAAGGCAGGCGAGGCCCGGCTAGGCACGGCGCGGCGAGGCGCGGCTTGGCGGGGCGCGGCTTGGCAGGCGTGGCCGGGCACGGCGGGGCAGGGCGCGGCGCGGCACGGCTGGGCAGGCAGGGATTCATCCACACTCAAGACGGGAGTCACGCCATGACCAAAGGATTGTCCTTTGACGAGCTCTACCCCGGAACCTACGTGAAGGCCGGGGAGTTCAACGGCAAGCCGGCTACGCTCACGATCAAGTCGGTTTCCCGCGAGATGCTGAGCAACGGCACCGGCGGCGAGGAAGGCGCCGTGATCGTCGCCTTCGCCGAGTCAGAGAAGCTGTTCGTCATGAACAAGACCAACGCCGTCTGCCTGCGCGCCATGTGGGGAGACGACTCCGGCGAGTGGGCCGGCCACAAGGTCACCCTGCACCCCATCAAGGATGAGTCGGGTCTCTCCGAGTCCGGCCTCTGCATCCGCGTGAAGGGCTCGCCCGAACTGACGAAGCCGATCAACTTCAAGGCGCGGCTCGGCCGCAAGATGGTCGCCCAGACGTTGGTGCCGACCGGCAGGGCGCCGGCTCCTGCGCCCGCTCCCGCCCATGTCCTCCCGAACTTCGACGAGGACACCGGCGAGGTCTTCGGCTTCGAGGACGAAGCGCCCTACGCGGAAGACCCCGCCTCGTCAACGCAGCAGGGCCAGCTTGGCGACGCGGAGGCGAACAGCGCTCCGCATGCCTCCGAGCCGGAAACCGCGCCAGAATCGCCCGCAGATGACGACGACGTCCCCGGTCGCGGCCCACTCTTCGCGGTCGACGACCCGAACCGCCCGGCCTCAGGCACGGACAAGCGCCCGCTCTCCGAGGCGCTCCAGCACGTGCCGACCGAGGCGACGAAGGAGTACCGCAAGCGCTTCGGGGGACGCACGAACAGCGAGCTGAGCCACGGCGACGCGGTGGCTTTCCTCGAGTGGGCTGTGAAGGAGGCGAAGAAATGACCACCGCCACCATCCCCACATCGCCCGCCGTCGAGATCGCAGCCACCCGCCAGCGCGTCCTGCTGCCGACCGAGGCGGCGGCCCTGCTCGGGCGCGGGCACTGCTCCCTGGACGAGGCGGCGCGTTTCCTCGGAGTCTGCAAGAACACGGCGCACGCGCGGGCGCAGAGGTACCGCCGGCGCGTGCAGAGCGTCATGTTCGACGGGCAGGGCAGGCCGCGTCCCTACGACGCCCAGGAGCTCGTGCCGCGCATGGTGCTGGGCGAGTGGGTCGAGGTCGCGAACACGAAGTCGGGCGTCATCCGCTGCGACACGCGCTACCTGGTCGCGATGGTGTATCCCGCTGTCGGCATGCCATGACCGTCCTCGGCTCCTACCAGAGCAACGCAGGCCGCGTCACCCTGCACCACGAGGCCGGCGTCTTCACGACGCGCAGCACCTACACCGACGCGGTCGACGGCGTGACCCGCCGCGAGATGGCCATCCCGCACAGCCGCGCCGAGGCGTGGGAGTGGTACGACCTCTGCGAACGTGAGGGCGCGGTGCTGGCGCCGTTTCCGGGGGAGGCGCCCTCATGAGGGCACACGGCACCCACGTCAAGTACGTCATCGATCGCTGTCGCTGTGAGGAGTGCCGGGAGGCGAACCGCACGTACGAGCGCCAGCGCCACAGGGAGAATGCCGAGCGTGCCTTCGGGGCCCGCCCGCCCGTCTTCGTCGACGCCGCGGACACCCGCGCGCACCTCTTCACGCTGAGCGCCGCCGGGATAGGACCGCTGCAGGTGCAGCGCCTGGCGGGCGTCGGCAAGACGGCCCAGTGGAAGATTCGCAGCCGGCGCGTGCTCCGCTGCCTTCCCGAGACCGAGCAGGCCATCCTCGGCATCACCACCGATGCGCACGTGTTCATGCGCAGCAAGATGGACGCAGCCCCGGCGCACGCCATCGTCCGCGAGCTCCTGGAACTCGGCCACACGAAGACCGCCATCTCGCTGGCCCTGGGGAACAAGTCGACGGCCCTGCAGCTAGGCAAGGAGCGCGTGACGCTGAGAACGCTGCGGCGGCTGGAGGTTATCCACAGGGCCGCGCTCAGCGGGGTGGCGCCATGACCGACGACCTCATCAGCCGCGAGAACCTCAAGGCGGCGCTGCGGCTGCATCCGTGGACGGTGTTAGACCAGGTGATGCGGGTGGTTGACACGGTGACGGCCGAGCCGGTCGGCTGGTACGGGCCCGGCATCGACCTGCGCTGCTGCGGCAACTGCCTCGAGTTCCCTGACGACGCCTGCAACTGCAGGCAGTCAGGTGGCCGCGGCATGGGCTGCGGCGGGGAGGCGTGGCAGTACCCCCGGGAGGTATCGCCATGAGCGCGCCAGAGCCGCGCCAGCACGTGCGGACGGCGAATCGCAGCAAGGGCGGCCGCTTCCAGTTCCGCGGGCGTCACCCACTGACGCCCTTCGCCGTCTGGGCGGCGGACTGCCCGCTGGGGCGCCGCTTCGACGCCGCGGACTCCGACGGAGAGGACGCCATGGACGCTGAGATGGTGCTGGCGCTGCGGGGGGTGGGGACGTGAGCACAGAACCGACCTCTGGACTCACGCCGATCTACTACCGCGTCTCGCCGGCCATCTGGCGGCAGAGGAAGTGGACTGAGGACATGCGCCTCCTGGCGTTGTACCTCCTCACCTGCCCGCATCGGACCGCTGAGGGCCTGTTCGTGCTGCCCCTGCCCTACATCTGCGGCGACATGAAATGGTTACCTGAACGATTGGCCGAACCATTCGCTGATCTCTTGGCAGACGGCTTCTTTGAGTACGACGAAGAGGACGAAGTCTGCTTCATCGTCAAGGCCCTTCACTACCAGCCGCCGCGCAACCCGAACATGGTCAAGGCCGCGATACGGCGCGTGCAAACGGTGCCGGAAACGACTCTAGACGAGCACTTCATGAACTCCGCGCTCTCCTACTGTCAATCATTGGCCGAATCATTGGCCGAATCATTACCCAAGCGATACGGCCAACCTCCTCTCCTCTTAAGCTCCTCTCCTCTCCTCTCAGCTCATAGCGCGGGCGGGCGCGAGGCGTTGCCAGAACCAACGCCCGCCCGCGCACCGATCAAGGACGGCACCATGCTGCTTTGCCCTAAGTGCGGTACGCAGGTGAGCTACAACGGCGACGGCAAGAACCTCTCGCACTGTCCACACTGCAATTGGCAGGAGTGCACCCCATGACCCAGACCGAACTCTTCCCGATGACCCAGCTCGACATCGCCCAAGCCTTCCTCAACCACTTCGAGGAGGAGGTCGAGAAGCGCCTCAAGGCCGTCATCTCAGCCAACGACAAGCTGCTCGACGCGCAGAAGCTCCGCGACATGGCCGAGGCGGAGCTGCGGCGCGCACAGGACCACGTGCCGAGCGGCCCGATCGCCAACGCCGCCGAAGCCCTGAAGGCAGCCGCCCAGGCGAACGGCTTCGGCGTGACCTTCGCCGCCGGAGGTGAGGAGGTCGTGGTCTGCGAGCCGCCGGAGGTTGACCCGGTGACCGGCGAGGTGGCCGCAAACACGGGCGAGAAAATGGAACAGGGCGAGGTGGCGCCGACCGTGAGCACCACCGCCGAGCGCACCTGTCCCGAGTGCGCCGGCGACGGCCGCCTGCCGGACAAGACCGGCGGCGGGCACCACCGCTGCCGCGAGTGCGATGGGACCGGCAAGATTCTTGTCGCCAAAGTCACGCCCTTCGTCCTCGTCGCCTGGCCCGGAGTCCACGACATGCAGACCGTCGAGGTGGGGCCACTGACCCGATTCGGAGAGCTGGCGGCCGACTTCCTCAGCTCGCTGCCCGGCGACGATCCGCGCCGCGCCGACGACTTCACCGACTACCGCATCGTCGACGTTGACGCCGACAGCGAGCGCGACCCGCACGCCGTCATCACGGCGTCCGACCACGGACTGCTGTTCAGCGTTGAGGCGCCGGTGGCGGAGGCTCTGCCGTGAACCTTGCCGAGTACCTCACCATGCACCTGTCCATCGACGGTTACGACGGCCTCTGCTGGCAGGGCACCTGCGGCTGCGGCTACGACGGCAGCACTTGGGACCTTATGCCTTGCGGCGATCCGAGCATCGACTGTGAGCCTGCGTGGATCTGCGTCTGCGCCGAGCACCCGGAATGTCCGAGCCGTGGCGACTGCGATACCGAGGGCGAAGGCGGTTTGACGTGCTACCGGCCGGGACGGCGGCCATGAGGCGCCGCGCCACCATCGAGCGCCTACGCGGCGACCTCGCCAGCGCACATCGCGACCTCTGGCAGCTCGCCGAGGACCTGACGTGCTCCCGTGCTCACGGCCGCGTGCTGCAGGCCATCATCGACAGGCAGGATCTGACTATTCTCGCGCTGTGGGCGATGGTCGAAAAGGCCGAGCAGCAGGCCGAGGAAGCAAAACCGCCGTGCCCCTGCCAGAGCGACGACTGCCACGAGTGCGGCTATGAGGAGGAGACAGCATCATGCGGATGATCGACGCAGATGCTCTCCGCGAGCGCATGGAGAGCGACAGAGTGACCACAGCGGCGATGGTCCGCCGCATCATTGATGATCTGCCTGTCTCGGCCTGTCCGACGTGTGAGTGCTCCGCAAGGTGCGTGCGTGAGGTCGAGATACTCAAGGGCGAGACGGTGCCAGTCAGCGTGTGCAGCAGATGGACGGCACCATCATGAGTGACGACATCGTCGACTGCGACCCGCAGGACTACCCGGAGGCCGTGACGTGGGCCAAGGAGCGGGCGAAGGAACTGCGCAGGCAGAGTAAGCAGATCACCATCCTGAACACCACCGTCGCGAACTTGCACAGTCATATCGCTGAGCTGGAGGCCGAACTATCAGCCAAGTCTCAATCCGAGTCAGAGTTGACAGATGAACTGGCGGCGCTGAAAGCCGAGTGCTCCGCTCCGTGGTACGTCGGCGCATTCATCGACGTTGACGGGTTCAAGGTCGGTCCGCACATGGTGAGGGAGTACCGTGAGGAGTTGGCGGCGCTGAAGGCGCAACTGGCAGTAGCCGACGAAATGGACGCTGCGCTGGAGTGGTTGGACAACGGATATGTGGTGCGTGCGACAGACAAGCTGGAGCGCCTTGATACAACGCAGAGAGTCTACCGGGAGATGCGTGCTGCCCGTGGAAAGGCGCGGCCATGAGTGCTGTCGAGGAGTACCGCAGAGCACTCAAGTTCTACAACGAGGGCAGGGTTCCGATAACTCGCGTAGTTGTCCGTGCCGACGCGGCCATCGCTGAGCTGGAGGCCGAGCTGGCAGCGCTGAAGGTGCGGACGTGCGAGACGTGCATCTACGCCGGAGACATCAATCAAGCGGGCACTCCCTGCCGAGTCTGCACGAGAATCTGGGGTTGGGTTCCGCTGTCTTCCGGGTGCGATGAGTGGGAGGCGCGAGCATGAGCAGGCAGAGCAGCGCCGGGATCAATCGCGGCCTTGCCCACGCGAAGCAGCGAGCCAGCCTCATCGAGACTCTAGAAGCCCGCATCGCGGAGCTGGAGGCCGACGTCGCCCGCCGCATCGACGCTGCCGCGAAGGCCGATGCTGAGGTCGCCCGCCTCAACGTCCTCTGTGACCGCTTGGCAGCGGCGGGGCACTCGTGAAGGTGCAGTTTACTGTCAGCGGGAAGCCGCAAGGCAAGCAGCGCCCACGCCTGGGCAAGGGCGGGAGAGTCTACACGCCGAAGGCCACGAAGCGCTTCGAGCGCATGATCGCCTGGGCGGCCCTGGGCGTGCGTCCGAGGGGCTGGGCGCTCACGGGCAGGTTCGTCGTCGAGGTGGTCTGCTACTTCCCCGACGAGCGCCGCAGGGACGTGGACAACGTGCTGAAGTCAGTGCTCGACGGCATGCAGAGCGTGCTCTACGAAGACGATTCTCAGGTGGTCATAGCCCGCGCAGCCAAGTGGCTCGACCGCGAGACGCCGCGGACCGTGGTCGTCGTGAGGCGGGCTGGAAGATGATCGTCTTCTGGGACGATGTCCCTGTCGAGTTGCGGGTGTTCCCGCGGCCTTCGCTGCATACGCGGAACAAGCCACCCGACGCTGGGAGGTGTCAGGTCGCGATGTGGGGTCCCGGCTACGACGGATGGCATCGCTGCGCCTGGCCAGCCAGGTCTTCCGGGCTGTGTGGCGTGCACATTCGGCAGGCGGTTCGAGAGTTGAGGAAGCTCCAAAGACGTGAAGCTGACGAGTTGACGCTCGCTGAATGTGGCGCTGTAGAGTGAGGGCAGAGACGGAGGAGACGATGGACGAAGACGAGCTGAGAGAGTACGAGGAAGACGCCCGGAAGCACGGCATCCCCTACATGCTCGACCGCATGGGGCTGGACGGGATCGGCAACGACGTCGTCGCCCTGCACAAGCGCATCTTGGAGCTTGAGGCGCAGGTCGATGAACTCGAGGGCATCATGAGTGGAAGCCTCCCTGCGGTGACCGTCTCGTATCTGCCGGGCACCAGGTCGATGAACGTGACCATCGTGAGGGGCGGCGGCGGCGGCGGGGCGTTCTGCGACCAGTCCGGCGGGCGTGGAGGAGTCGGGCCGCCCGACCACACGAAAGATAGCGATGCTTGACCAGAGAGCCGTCCGCAGCTTTGCCGAGAACATGTGCGCTGTGAATCGTGTATTCACGCAACTGGCGGCCGCTTCTAGGGAATGGGCTCATTCTGTCTCACCGGCTTTCCTGTCCCTCGCTGAAGAGCTCGAACCGATGCTGTTGGCCTACGAACGTCAGCGATTGGTCGAGGCCCTCGCCAGGGTTCGCGACAGTCGTCCATGACCGGCTCAATCCAGCGGCGCGTGTCGCCCATCAACGGCAAGGTCACCTACCGCGTCCGCGTCTTCGTCGGCAAGCGCGAGGGCGGCAGCGGATGGGTGAACGGCGGCAGCTATAAACGCCTCAAAGCAGAGGCGGAGCCGGCCCTGGAGGCTCTTCTCAAGAGGCTACGCGGAGAGGAGGATGCATGCGCCACGGACGAGACGGTCGCCGAGCTGCTCGAGCGCTTCCTCCGCGACGCCGCCCGCCCTGACAAGGCGGCCAACACGGTGCGCTCCCACGAGCACGCCATCACGCACATCGCTCCGGCTCTCGGAGACACCCTTGCCGCAGACCTCACGCCCGCCGAGGTCGCCGCCTGGCAGGCTGCGCAGATCGCCGCTGGCTGCGCTCCCAAGAGCGTGCGCAACTACCGCGGCACGCTGCACGCCTGCTACGCCTGGGCGCTCGAGCTTGGCCTGGTGAGCGTGAACCCTGTGTCCGCAGTGCGTGCTCCGCGGCTGCCCGAGCGCCGCACGGAGGCGCCATCTGTGGCCACGGCTCAGCAGTACATCGCATCACTGGCGCAGACGCGCCTCTGGCCGGCGCTCATGATTGGCGCCACGACAGGCATGCGGCGCGGCGAGGTGCTGGCGCTGCGCTGGATGGACGTGGACATGGCCGGTGGCACGGTGACCATCTCCAGGGGCCTCACTGGCCACAACAGGGCGACGCTCACGTTCGGGCCGCCGAAGACGCGCGCCGGTCGCCGCACCGTGCCCTTGCCTGCAGCCTGCGTAACCATGCTCACGACGCTGCAAGCCGAGCGCAAGGCTCTCGGCATGTGGTCGCCGGAGGCGCTCATCTGCTGCGGCAGGCGCGGACAGCCGATCATCCCTGACGGCTTCACCCACGAGCTCGGCAAGCGCATCCGTCGCCGCGGCCTCGCGCCCCTGCACTTCCACGCATTGCGGCACATGGTGGCGACCGAACTACTGCGCGCCGGGGAGCGCATGGACGTGGTCGCGGCGCACCTCGGGCATGCTCACGTCGCGACCACGCTGGGCGTCTACGGGCACGTCACGGACGGCGATCGCAAGGCCGCGGCAGAGCGTCTTGACGTGGTCTGGAGCGAGGCAGCGAGCCAAACTCGCGTCCAAGGCGCGTCCAAGAGCGAGCCGCTAGACGAACTGGCAGAGCGTCGTGCCTGCAAATGAGCATGTTCTTGGGAAGTAGCCATCATGGTTCAATTCCAACGTCGCCCACCACCACGCACTCCACCCACTCCCACCATCTTCTGCCTGATTCGTGCCTGATTCGTGCCTGAGACGGCCGTCTTTCCGCGCCTTGGCTGCGGGCAGGATGGGCTCCTCGAGCGAGCAGAGTCCAGTGAATCCAAGCAAACTCGCGTCCAACTCGCGTCCAACTGAGTGACGGCACCGGGTACCCCCTCGCATCACGGCAGTCGCGCAACGCCGACCCTGCCTACCCCTCCGCATGTATTCCCCCGATTCTGGGGAGTCGGGGTCTAGCCACGCTGTTACGAAACGCCCCCCCCGGTGACACGAAACGCACCATGGGCGAGTGGCGCCCAAACTTGAAATCAGCATTTGTCAGTTCTGCGGGGGTGATCTTCCGGCTGCAGCGGTGACCGGCCGACGGCGCCGCTACTGCCGCGATAGCTGCAGGATCGCCGCGGGCCGCGCCAAACGTGCAGTCTTCGGCGCCGACTCGGCCAACTCGCCGGAGGCTCCTGACGCCGCGGTCGTCGAGGCTTTCCTCGTGGGCCGATCCGCTGAACCCGACGACCAGGTGCTCTCCGCCGTGCACGAGACCCTTCTCCTGGTCGTTTCCTACCGCCGCCTCGGCGTCGAGGCTCGCCGCCAGTTCGCCTGGCGCTGCGCGGGCATGGCCGACGCGATCGAGGCCGCCCTGCAACGCTACTTCCGCGACGTCTCGCCATGACGCGCGGTCGCAAACCGGAACCCAGCCGCGCTCGGCGCGGCACCGGGCACGCCCCGCAGCAGGGCCAGAAGACCACGAAGGTCGTGCCGCAGGTCGTCGAGCCCGGCCTTGCCGAGGTCATCGCCGGGGAGCTGCCTCAGGGCCTGCCCCGCGACATCTTCACGCGCGCCGTCGGCGAGCTCGCCGGGCGCCTGAACGACACGGACCTTGAGGCGCTGCGCATGATGGCTTGGTCACTGTACCGGCACCAGCAGGCGCAGGAGTACATCGAGCGGGACGGCATGGTGGTTGAGACGCCGTTCGGACCCAAGGTGAATCCCATGCTCAAGGTGGCACGCGACGAGGGCACGTTCTACCTGCGAATCGCCGACCAGTACGCGCTTACCTTCGTCGCTCGTCTGCGCGCCGGGCTCCTGCGGCTCGCCGGCCAGAGCCTCATGAAGGACCTCCACTCCGGCATCGCTGAGGCGATCGTGGCGCAGATCGCTTCGGGAAAGTGAGAGCCAGCGACCTCCGAGAGACGATCCTTGAGGCGGTCGGCGGCCGCGTCACGAGGGCGGAGCTAGGGCCGCTCCTGGTCGACGCCTTCTTCCGCACGCAGCTCCGCCTCGTAGACGACCGCTGGGCGGGGCAGCCGTTCATCCTCCCCGACTACGCCAGCGAGCACATCGTTGAGCCCATCTTTGGGACGCTCGACAGGTACGGCCGGCGCAAGTACACGGAGGCCCTTATCGGCCTGCCGAGGAAGCACGCCAAGACGACGATCACCGCCGGCCTCGCGCTGTACTTCCTCTTCATGGAGCCCGTCGTTGGGCAGGAGGTCGTGGCGCTCGCCTTCGACGAAGACCAGGCGCGCCTCATCCTCGGCTTCGCCAGCTCCATGGTCGAGCAGAACCCGCTTCTCAAGGAGTTGGCGAAGGTCTACAAGAACGTGATCCACATCCCCGAGATCGACGCCAAGTTCTACGTGATCCCCCACAAGACGGCCGCAGGTCAGGCGATCCACCCGCGCATCGCCATCTGCGACGAGCCGCACACGTACCCGAACATGGACGTGGTCAACGCTCTGCGAAGCGGCATGGGCGGCCGTGAGGAGCCGCTCACCATCGGCATCACGACCGCCGGGCCGACCCGCATGGGGCCGCTGTGGGAGTGGCTCGCGGCGATCAAGAAGGATCCCCGCGGTTACCTCTACTGGCAGGGCGCCCGCGACAATCAGGCCGCCGGCGATCCCAAGGTATGGCGATCCGTCAACATCGCGCCGTGGATCACTGGGGAGTACCTGCGTGACGAGTACAGGCGCCTCACGCTCGCCCAGTTCGAGCAGTACCACCTGAACCGCTTTCCGTTGACGAGTGACGCCAGCCGCGCCTTCCGCTGGGGCGAGTGGAAGCAATGCCAGAAGCCGCCCGTGGTCGAGCCCGATGAACCCTGCGTGATAGCCGTGGACGGCGCCAACAAGGGAGACTGCTTCGCCATCGTCGTCGACCGCCGTGATCCGGGCGGCACGCACCACGTCGAGCCCTACATCTACGACGAACCTCCGCAGGACACCGGCTACTACGACCTCGACGAGATCGAGGAGTTCATCGCCGGACTCTGCCGCACGCGCAATGTGGCGCGCATCGCCTTCGACCCCAACCGCCTGCTCCTTCTCATGCAGCGCCTGGAGCGCCACCACGGCATCCCCGTCGAAGAGTTCGGGCAGACGAACACGCGCATGTGCCCGGCCTCTGCGACGCTCCGCGAGCTCGTGCGCACCGGGCGTCTGCGCGCCGGCCGCGGCACGTCCATCAAAGAGCACATCCTCAACGCCATCGAGATGCCCCGCGAGCCGATGGGCTGGAGGCTCGGCAAAGCAAGCAAGGCCGAGAAGATCGACGGCGCTGTGGCGCTGGCCATGGCGACCTTCCTTGCCGAGGCGCAGGCGGACGCCGGCCCGAGCTTCGCCGCGACCGGTGGCGTGCGCACCATCTCCCTCGGGTGACAGCCCCCGCAGAGTAGAAGCCGCATCCCGTAGAGCGGCCTGAGAGGGCGACAGTTTGAGCTTGAATCCGCTGCGCTGGTTCACCGCGACGAAGGACCAGGCCGAAGAGGAGTGGGGCATCGGCGACGACAACGTGCTCCGCGCTTTCTACGGGGCGCTCGCCGCCGTCTCATCGAGCGGCATCCGCGTGACGCAGGAGAGCTCGCTGCGCGCCACCGCTGTGCTTTCCTGCCTGATCGTGCGCTCTGAAAGCTTTTCGAGTCTGCCGCTCGGCGTCTTCTCCCGAAGTGGACGTGACCGGGTGCCCGACGAACAGCATGCGGCGTACCGCTTGCTGGCGATCGGCCCGAACGACCTCATGACGGCCGGCGAGTTCTGGCGCTGGAAGCAGCTCACCGAGGACATCACCGGCAACGCCTACGCCCGCATCGTGTGGCAGGGCAAACGGCCCACCGAGATATGGCCGCTGTACGGTGTGAACCCGCTGCTTCGAGTGGACCGCGACACGCACGGAGCCTGGTACGAGTACGGCGGCGACGACCTCACCCCGGCGGGCATGTACCAAATGCGGGACGTGCTCCACTTCAAGGGCCCGGTGCTGCGCTCGCCGCTGCAGGCGAAGTCCCTCATTGACCTGATCAGTGAAAGCATCGGCGTGGCCATTGGCAGCGAGCAGTTCTTTGCCCGCCTGCTCGGCAACGGCAACCACTTCCCCGGCTACCTGGAGACCGAGAACACGCTCTCCGACCCCGACTTTGAGGCGATCAGCGAGCAGATGAAGGGCTTCGCCGGCATCTTCAAGGCGGGCGAGCTCAGGGTCTTCGACCGCGGCCTCAAGTACAAGCAGAACCCGCTGACGATGAAGGATGCGCAGCTCGTCGAGCAGCTCCGCTGGCAGCTCCAGCAGATTTGCTCCGTGTTCCGCGTGCCCATGGCCATGGTGCAGGACCTCACGAACGGCACGTACTCGAACTCAGAGCAGCAGGACCTCGCCCTGGGGAAGCACTGCATCGCCCCCATCTGCACGAACACCGAGCGCGTCGTGCGCCACAAGCTGTTCTCCGGTGATCCGGGGTACTACGTGAAGTTCAACCTCGACGGCCTGCTGCGCGGCGACTACAAGACCCGCACCGAGGGAGAGGCGGCGCTGGTACGAGCCGGCGTCATGCTCCGCAACGAGGCTAGGTCGCAGGAGGACATGAATCCAGTCCCCGGCCTCGATGTGCCGCTCGCCGAGCTCAACCTCGGCACCGTCGGGGAGGACGGCGTGATCACCGGGTCGGCGCCCGCGGAGCTGTCCTCGGCGCCGACAGCGTCTGGGAGGTCGTCTTCGGGGATGTCGTCCTCGGGTGGATCGTTCTCTGTCGGGGCGGGCGGCGACGCGCCCCCCGAGCGGCTACCGACATCTGCGATTCTCGCGCCCTTCCTCGCGGACGCCGCCGAGCGCATCCGCGCCAAGGCAGCCGACGACGCGGAACGCGGACGCAACTCCAAGGGAACGGAACGCTTCGCCCGCGACCTGCTGGCGCCCGTGATCGACGCCTACGCCCTGGCCGGCGAGCCCTTCGACGTGGCCGGCTTCATCCGAGAAACCCTGAGCGATACCCTCGAGGAGGGCTGACATGGCAGACAGAACCACCCCAATCTCAACCCCCGAGGGAGTCGTCCCCGGGAATGTGCACGACAACGGCGATGGCACCTGGTCACCTAGCGTGTACGTCGAGGGTGCGACCATCACTGGAGCGACGATCGAGGTCGCCGAGACCGTGACCCTTGCGGCCGGCACCGCCGAGATCGGCAAGCTGGCAGCGGGCACCGCCGAGATCGGCAAGCTCGGCGCCGGCACCGCCGAGATCGGCAAGCTCGGCGCCGGCACGGCGATGATCGGCCACACGATCACGGACCCCACGAGCGTCACCGCCATCGCGGGCGCGGCCAAGGGCACGACGGTCACGGCGCAGCCGACCGTCTCCGCCATCGACGCGGATCGCAACGGCCTCGACGTGAAGGTGCTCGCCGGCCCCGCCGTCCGCGCTCTCACGAACGCCGACGTGGTGACGGCGGAACTGTCGTCGACCGACAACGCGGTCCTCGACATGCTGGTCACGCTGCTCGGTCGCGAGCCTCACAACCTCGTGCCGAACGCGACCGAGGCGGACCAGGCGCTCACCGTGGATGCGACCAGCGGCGGCGTCAAGTTCGGCGCCCTCCACGCCGACACCACGCACGTCTTCTGGACGAACGAGACGGCGCCCTGCCGCGTGACCTTCGACAACTCGGCGCCGACCACGACCAACGGGCATCTCGTGAACATCGGCGACTCCGGCGTGTGGAGCAAGGCCATGGCCGTCGCCGCGAAGTTCATCCGTACGGGCGGCACCTCGGCCGTTGTGTCCGCGTCGCAGATGAAGGGGAGCTGAGATGAGCCTCATCGTCCCCGGCCTGCGTGACCACCACCATCCCATCGCCGGCGGCACCGACTACGCCGAGTTCGAGGCCGACGGCACGCTCGTCCTGCACGGCGCCGCCACCTACTGGGAAGACCTCCGCGTGGCGCCGAACGCACGCACGCAGGGCAACAACGCCCCGGCCTTCGAGAAATACATGGACGACCTCGCCGGCACGAGTCGCGGCATCTATGCCTACTCGTTCGATGACGTGGCCGCAGAGAACGAGAAAGAAGTCTTCTTTGCCATGCAGATGCCGCACGCCTGGAAGCTCGGCACCGACATCGAGATGCACGTGCATTGGGTCGGCACCGTCAACGACACCGACGCCGCGCCGCGCTGGGGCCTTGAGTACGCATGGGCCAAGATCGGCGTCGTCTACCCGGACACCACGACCATCTACACGGTCGAAAAGCTCCCTGCCGAGGCCAACGTCGTCGCCTGGCAGCACTACCTCTCCGAGTTCGCGCACATCACGCCGGGCGCCGGGGCCGACGGGCTCAGCTCCATCCTCATGGGTCGCCTCTTCCGCAACTCCAGCAACGCCGCCGACACCTACAACGCCGGTCAGAACAAGTGCGGCCTGCTGTTCGTTGACGCGCACATCGAGTGTGACACGCTCGGCAGCCACGCAGAGCTGGAGAAGTAGCGTGGGTGACAGCCCTCACATGATGGACCGTGACCACTCCCGTGAGGAGAAGGCGGCCATGAAGACAGGCAAGACAGAACGTCAGTGGTACGAGATCAAGGCTGCGAGCGGCGGCTCCGCCGACATCTGGATCTATGAGGAGATCGGCGGGAACATCTGGGGCGAGGGCCTCACGGCGAAGCAGTTCGTCGAGGACCTCGCGGCTCTGCAGGTCGACCACATCGCCTTGCACATCAACTCCCCAGGCGGCAGCGTCTTCGACGGTCAGGCGATCTACAACGCGATCCAGCGGCACCCGGCGAGAGTCACGAGTCACGTAGAGGGCCTCGCCGCCTCCATCGCCAGCGTGGTCGCGCTCGCCGGAGACACCGTGGAGATGGCGGCCAACGCGCTGTTCATGATCCACGACCCCTATGGCATGGCTATGGGAACGAGCGCCGACATGCGGCAGATGGCCGAGGTGCTCGACAAGGTCAAGGGCACCATCCTCGGCGTGTACGAGCGCAAGACCGGCCTGGCCCCCGAGGCGATCCTCGAGGCCATGGCCGCCGAGACCTGGTACACGGCCGCCGAGGCGGAGGCCGCGGGCTACGCAGACAGCGTGGCCGCGCCGGTCAAGGCCGCGGCGCTCTCGCGCTTCGACTTCAAGAGTCTGGGCTACCGGCACGTTCCGGATGCCCTCGCCCGCGTCACCACAGAAGGCACCGCCGAGGTGGGTTACGGACCCGAAGGCGCGCAGTACGTAAAGGAACCGCTGGTCCGGGATCAGGTGCACTCGCCCGGGTACTTCCGCAGTCTCCGAAGAGAAGGGAGGTAGCCCCATGGGCTACTTCGACTACCGGCAGTTGGAGGCCGATGCCGAGCGTCTTCAGCGTCGCGTCACCGAGCTGACCGCAAAGGAAGACCGGACGCCCGACGAGCGCGACGAGATCATGTCCCTCATGGGCCAGATCCACGCGCTCGAGGATGCGGCCGGCAAGGTCAAGGAGGCCGAGCTCGTCGAGCTGCGCGCCTCCATCGCCCGCGGCACCGCGCCGATCGTCGGCGAGCCGGCCATCGACCCGAAGGACGCCGCACGTCAGGCGTTCTACGACTACCTCAGGACCGGCACGATCCGCGACGCCTCCATGTCGACCACTGACGCCAACGGCGGCTTCATCGTGCCCGAGCCCGAGCACGCCGCTCTGATCGAGCTGATCCGCAAGAACGACCCGATCTTCGGCAACGCGACCGTCTTCAACATGACCGGCGACACGACCCTGCTCCTGCCGTACAAGAGCGCCCACGGCGTCGTCGCCAACGCGACCGAGGCCGGTGCCCGCTCGGAGCAGAACGCGACGACGTTCACCAGCCCAAGCCTCATCTGCTACGACTACTACTCGGACCAGCGTGCCACGCAGCAGTACCTCGATAGCGTGGCCGGTGCCGAGCAGCAGCTCATGGGCTGGATGTACGAAGACGTCATGGAGCAGGCCGGCGCCGACGCCGTGGCCGGCAACGGCTCCACCAAGATCAAGGGCCTGTTTGCCGAGACCAGCGCCTACACGGTCATTCAGAGCGCGTCGAGCGCGGCCATCCTCAACAGCAACTTCATCACGCTGTACTTCGCGCTGCCGGTCAAGTACCGCAGCCGCGCGAAGTGGATCATGGCTCCGGGCACCCTCGCCGTCGCGACCGCATTCGCCCTGCCGAGCAACGCCAACGTGCCGCTGTGCACGGTGGACGGCAATGGCGTGTGGAGCATCTACGGCAAGCCCGTCCTCGAGTCCGACTCGGCTCCGGCCATCGGCGCGAGCGGCCACCCCATCGCCCTGGCGGACATCGCCTCGGCGTATGCGGTGGGGATCCATCGCAACACGACGATCCTGCGCGACCCCTACACGGCGCCGCCCAAGATTCGGTTCTACTCGCTCGCCCGCCTCGGCGGGTGCGCGTGGGACTACCAGGCGTGCAAGCTCTTGAAGAGCAACAACTCCTGAGCCAAGGCCTGAGGAAGCACGGCAAGAGGGCGGCCGACGGGCCGCCCTCTTGCGTTCCCGCCTCTCGGGTGACGCCCACCCCACGATAGACCCACAGACCCCGCCATCACGACCAGGAGGCCACTGTGGGCATTCCCAAGGGCATCACCGAGTTCAAGTTCACCGAGGCGCTCCCCATCGCCGGGGCCGCCTCTGCCGACCGCAACGGTGCGATTCTCGACATGATGGGCTACCGCGGCGTCCTCATGTGCGTGAAGTTCGGCGCGATCGCCACCGGCGCCGTCACCTCGATCAAGGCGCAGCAGGACAGCGCCGTGGGCATGGGCGGCGCCGCAGACCTGCTCGGCACAGCGATCGCGGTCGTCGACGACGACGACGACCAGATGTTCATCATCGACCTCTACGAGCCCACCAAGCGGTATGTGCGCCTCGTCGTCGACAAGGACGCCTCAAACAATACCGTCGAGACCGCCACCTACATCCAGTACGGCGCCCGCAACCGGCCGACCACGCCGACCGTGACCGACAAGGTCACCTACGAGCGCCACGAGAGCCCCGCTGAGGGCACGGCCTGACCATGAAGCGCGTTCGCTACATCATGCGCAGCGCCGTGCAGAGGGCATCCGGCCCGGGCAACGTCGAGACCTTCTCCGGCGAACCCGGCGAGACGGCCGAACTGCCCGACGAGCTGGCCGTCATGTGGATCGCAGACGGTCACGTCGAGCTGCTCGCCGCCGTGCACAAGCCGACGGCGGAGACTCCTCGGCCGGCAAAGCGCCAGAAGTGAGGCCCTGACGTGGAGCGCCTGCGTCTCGTCACCAGTGGCACCTACGCCCTCGAGGTGGCGACCCCCGACGAGGCGGGCGCCCTGTTCACCTCGACGACTCCCTGGACGGTTGCCGTCAAGAACGGCGCCGCCGCGTCCGTCCTCGCCGCGACGCCGGCCACGGGCAAGGCGAGCGGCATCACCTACGTGGCCGACCACGCCGTGCTCGCTGCTCTCGACACCTACACCTGCACGTGGACGGGCATGAAGTCGGCGGCCGCCAAGGAATGGCAGTCCATCGTCGAGGTCTGCGGAGGCTACCTTTTCGAGGTCGCCGAGATGCGCGCCTTCGACGCCGCCTTCGCCAGCGCCACCACCTACCCCGACGCCAAGATGCGCGCGGCGCGCACGGCCGCCGAACAACGCCTGGAGAAGGCCTGCCGCGTGGCCTTCGTGCCGCGCGCCCGCCGCGTGGTGCTGGCCGGCAACGACTCAGACACCCTGTGCCTGCCCGACAACGCCGTGCGCGGCGTGACCAGCCTCACGGTGGACGGCACGGCATTCACTGCCGACGAGCTCGCAGCCCTCGACGTGCGCGAGTGGGGCCGCGTGACGCGCGGCGACGCCTACGACTTTGAGAGCGGCGCCGTCGTCGAAGTCTTCTACGAGCACGGCCTCGACTACCCGGACGCGCCGGTCGTGCAGGCTGCCATGCTCCTCGCCCGTGAGTACCTCGTGCGCAGCGCGCTCTCCTCTCGCGCCACCGTCGAGGCTACAGACGTGGGCTTCTTTCGCGTCAGCGTGGCGGGCCCCGACAGGCCCACCGGCATCCCCGAGGTCGACGCCGTGATTACCGACTTCGGGCGCCGCCGCCCGCGGGTCGCATGACGAACACTCGCAAGGGCTTCACGGTCAAGGCGGCCGCCGTCCAGGACGCGCTGGCCACGGCGATCGCGACGCAGCTCGCGGCCTCCGGCGAGTCGACGCCATTCTCTGTGGGCTACCCCGCCGGAGGCCTCCTCTCCGAACACATCTGGATCAGCGGCGATTTCGACGTGGCCATGCCGCGCGTCGTCTCGGGAGGCCTGCAGCGCGACGAGCTCGGCGAGGTGGAAGTGCGCGTCAGCGTCGTGTGGAGCGCCGCGGACATGGTCACCGTCCGAGACCGCGCCTTGGCGATCGCGAAGATCGTCGAGAACGCTGTGAGCGTCGACGCGACGCTCGGCGGAGCCGTGCAGGAGGCGCACGTGTCGGCCGTCTCGGGAGCCGAGGCGGCCCCCGACGAACACAGCCGCCAGTATGGCCTCGTGCTCAAGGTCGCATACCAGACCACCGCCGTTCTCTCCTGACCGCCCTCGCGGGTGACGGCGTCGCGAGGATGGACGGGTAGCGACCAATCAGGAGGCCTGGGCCATGGGACTGCAGATCGGCAAGGATGTCTTCGGCATCGCCAAGCAGAGCGGGAAGGGCGCGATTGCCGCCAACCCGTACTTCGCCTTCGGCCTCGCCGGCGGCGCCCTCACTGTCGACATCACGCAGGAACCGGACAAGCTCACCAGCGCCTACATCGCCGCGGCGGGCGCATACCGCAGCAAGATCGCGAACGGTGCCAAGTTCACGACGCGCGCCTTCGAGAAGTCCATCGGCCTGCTCCTGCTCGGCGCCCTCGGCTCTTCCACCCCGAGCGGCGGCGCGCCGGCAGTGGCCGCGGTTCTGACTACCGCGCTGGCCGGCGCGAATAACGACCTGACCTTCCTCGCCAAGACGGCCGGGACCGCGGGCAACTCCATCACCGTCGCGCTCGCCGCCGCCGACGCCGCCAACGAGGTGCTCAGCGTCGACGTGGCGAGCAGCGCCATCACCGTCAACCTCGCGACCGGCCCCGGCAAGGCCATCACCTCCACTGCCACTGAGGTCCGCAACGCGGTCAACCTGGACGCCGAGGCCAAGGCTCTCGTCACGGCATCCCTCGCGCCCGGCAACTCCGGCGCCGGCGTCGTCACCGCGCTGTCCGCCGCGAACCTCGCCGGCGGCGCTGCGGCCGGCGGCGGCGGCGCCTACACGCACGTCATCAAGCTCGGCGACGACCTCGACTACTTCACGGCCTTCGAGAAGAAGGGCGACGACACGATCGTGGCGGTGCGGGACTGCAAGTTCGACGAGCTGGAGCTCTCGTGGAAAGAGAACATGCCCCTGGAGGTTGGCGTCACCCTGATCGGCGGCCTGCTCTCCTTCCCCGCCACGTTCGTCCCGACTGTCGACGAGTCCGATACCTACGAGTACTTCACGCCGGTCGGCGGTGACTTCAAGTTCGATATCAGCGGCGACACGCCGACGACCGCCACGATCATCGCCGGCAAGATCGTGATCAAGCGCAATGTCGAGGCCAAGTTCTTCTCCGGCAGCATCGACGCCGGCGACGTGTACGAGGGCTTCTGCGAGGTTGAGGTCGCGCTCACCGTGCTGCCCGATGACATGGACCTATGGCGCGAGGTCGTGACCGGCGCGTCCGACGGCACGGCGGTCGGCGTCGACCCCGTGTACGGCTCCTTCGAGATCGAGATGGTGCGCGGCTCGGAGTCGCTGACGATCGTGGGCGCAAAGACGGCCTTCATCTGCGCCATGCCCGAAGCCGACCCCGAGGGCGGAGCCGCTGAGGTCGAGCTCGCCGGCATCGCCTACCGCACCACCGACACGCCGATCACCGTGACCCTCGTCAACGCGCAAGCGTCCTACTGAGCAAAGAAAAGGGGCAGCACGCATGTTCAAGGCACACGTCCGCTACCTCGGCGATCCTCCGCCAGAGGAGCAACTCGTAGCCGTTCACCCCGCCGACGAGATGCGCGCCAAGCGAGAGCTCTCCGGCAAACAGTATGTCGATACCGAGTACCGCCTCTACTACCACTGTTGGCTGGCGGCGCAGCGCTCTGAGCTGATCGCGAAGGGGCTGAGCTTCGACGCCTGGCTCGATACCGTCTCCGAGGTCGAGCCGGTGCCAACCGAGAAGGGCATCGCCGCGGCGCTCATGTCCGGGCTGATAGAGGAGAAGCAGGCTGAGTATCTGCGAAGTCAACTCGACCCGCAGGGTGAAGGCCTGGGGGAATCAGTTCCGCAGCCTTCCTGATCGCAGACGTGGCGCTGGCCTGCGGCTTCGGCCTCAACCTCGAACGCTGCGACGCCGAGGTGCTCGCCGCCGTCATGGCCCGGCTGGAACAGCGAGAGAAGGCCGCGAAGAGGGAGCAGTTGATGGCAAAGGCAAGGGAGCGGCTGCGGTGACTTCGTACAGCGGCAAGGTGACAGGGGCGAGCGGACAGGGCTTCTCCGCGGAGGTTCGCGTTGAGGGCCTGGAGCAGACCATCGCCGCGCTGCGCGCCCTGGAGCCCGAGGCGCTGAAGCGCATGAACAAGACGATTCGCGCGTCCCTGACCAAGGTCAAGAACGCCGCCTCCGCGAGCGGTCCGCCCGGACACCGCATGAGCTACCGCATCCGCGCCTCCAGTCGAGGCAAGCGCGTCGGCATGCGCCTCATGGCTGCGGACAAGGAAACCTCGATCTTCGAGTTCGCCGGGAGTAAGGGCCGCTCGCGCAGCCGTGGACCGATCACCCCGCAGGGTGCCGCGATGGTGCGCTGGCTCGACGGCTTCGGCAAGCCGGGCCGATTCATGTGGCATGCCTGGGATCAGCATAAGGACGCCTTCGAGCGCGACCTCAAGAGTGCTATCGGAGACGCCGAGCACGAGCTGCAGCGGCACCTCGACAGTATCGGTGAGGGGTACTAATGGCAGTCGTCGTATCCGTCTACGGCAAGGCAGACTTCAAGCAGATCAAGCGCGCCGAGAAGCAGCTCGCCTCGCTGAAAAAGGAGGCCTCCTCGGGAGGCTCGGTGTGGAAGAAGTTCGGCAGCGAGATCGCCGGCGCAGGCAAGTCCATGACCCTCTTCGCCTCCGTGCCGATCGTCATCGGCATGGGCGCCGCCGTCATGGCGGCGAGCAACCTCGAAGAGGAGATGAACAAGGTCAAGGTGGTCTTCGGCCAGTCCTCGGACGCCGTTGTCGACTTCTCCGAGACGGGCGCCAAGTCGCTGGGCATGGCGCAGCAGGAGGCACTCGCCGCGGCGGGCGCCTTCGGCAACCTCTTCAAGACCACGGGCCTCACAGACAAGGCCTCGGCCGACATGAGCATGAACTTCGTCAAGCTGGCGAACGACATGGCCTCGTTCAACAACATCCCCGTCGCGCAGGCCTTGGAGAAGCTGCGCTCCGGCCTCGTCGGCGAGGCGGAGCCGCTGCGCACCGTGGGCGTCCTGCTCTCCGAGGCGCGCGTGCAGGAAGAGGCCTACGCCTCGGGCATCGCCGCTCGCGGCTCCGTGCTCACAGAAGCGCAGAAGGTGCAGGCGCGCTACAACCTCATCCTCAAGGACACGAAGGTCCAGCAGGGAGACTTTGAGCGCACCTCCGGGAGCCTCGCCAACCAGCTCCGCATTCTGCGCGCCTCCGTGATCGACATGGCGGCGCAGTTCGGTACCGTGCTGATCCCCATGATCAAGCCAGTGGTCGGCATCCTCACCGGAGTCGCCAACGTGCTCGTGAAGATGCCGGCGCCGCTGCGCTACATCACGGTCGGCATCCTCGGCATCGTGGCCGCCACGGGACCTGTGCTGTGGGGCCTCGGCAGCATGGCCAAGGGCCTCGACAACGTGCGTCGTGGCGCCGACATCGCGCGCAGCGTGCTGACCACGGTGCCCGGCGTCCTTGGCAGGGTGGCGGGCGGATTCCGCGACTCGCGCGTCGCCGCGTCCGCATTCAGCGGCGCGGCGGGCACGCTTGGCGGCAAGCTGCGCAGCATGACGACGATGCTGGCGGGGCTGCCCGGCAAGATCAACGCCAGCATCCTCGCCATGGGCCTGTGGGTCGTCGCCATCGCCGCTGTAGCCGCCGCCGTGTACCTCACGGTGAAGGCCTTCAACGAATGGCAGCGGGCCGAGGACTTCCTCAATAAGCAGCGCGCCGAAGCGCAGAGCAACGAGGAGGCGCAGCTCGAGCGCGTGCGCAAGAAGTACGGCGAGAACAGCGACCAGTACCGGACGATGGTCCAGAAGATCAAAGAGGCGAACGCCGACCTGACTGCCAGTTACGAGAGCGAGCTGACGGGACTCGCCGGGTGGCTTGATGGCTGGGCGAAGAGCCTTGAGGGCGCGAGTTGGCTCAGCGGCCCCGCAAAGACCATCCTCGGAATTGTCGCGGGCGGCACAGCGCAGATCGCAGGCTGGGTAGGGCTGGCCTCCGGCGGCTACGTCCCCGCGACCCCCGGAGGCCTCGCGGCGGTGCTCGCCGAGGGCGGCGAGGGCGAGTACGTGGTCCCCGAGAGCAAGGTCGGCCGCTTCGCCCAGGCGGCCCTCGGAGGCGGCGCCGCACCGGCCGCACCGACGCACACGACCGTCATCGAGAGGCGCGTCACGCTTACCTGGCAGACCCTCACCGGCGAGCCCTCGCAGCGTGAGAAGCAGCGTCTCGCCGCGTGGCTCAAGCCGGAGCTCGACGGCATGGGCAACCGCGTCGCCGGCACGGGCTTCTAGGCAGTGCACTGGACCGCCCCCGGCCGCGCTCTCATTGCTTGGGACTCCGGGCAGGGTCCGCACTTCGCCCGGGGCCCCGGCGGCGCCGACCTGAAGCGCAAGGCGTTCGCCTCCTTCGACGTGTACCGCACAGCCGACCCCACCGACCTCACGGGCATCCTCATCGGCACGACGCGCGCCGAGGCCTTCTGCGACACCGACGCCCCCGAGGGCCTCATGGTCTGGTACCGGATCGTCGGGCGAACCAAGGACGGCGGCACGATCCCGGTCGGCGCGCGCGTGCCGGTCACCATCCCGACGAGGGCGTTCGCCAGCGACGACACTACGCCGCCTTCGCCTCCAGACCACTTCAAGGCGCGCCTGAGACGCACGGGCAAGCTGCTGACCTGGCAGGCCTCCTGCGACGCTGAGTCGGGCCTGCTTGCGTACATGGTCTACGACGCCGACCAGGACCAGCCCGACAGCGTGGTGTGGGCGATCGACCCCGCGCAGGCGACGTCACACGCGGTGCGCCGCTTCCTTGACCGCACGACGAACAAGAAGAAACGCTACCGGCTGCGCGCCATCGACTGCGCGCTGAACCTGTGCCCGACAGGCCCGGTGGCCGGCAAGAGCGCCGAGGGCTGGACCGTGTACACGTTCCTCGATTCATCCCGCTTCGAGATCGTGGTCAAGGAGACACTCGACGCGGACGTTCTCGTGGTGGGCGGCGGCGGCTCCGGCGGCGGCGGCATCGAGGGCGGCGGCGGCGGCGGCGGCCGTATGCTCGACCTGCACGGCCAGACCATCGTCGCCGGCGAGGACGGCGACGTGATCGTGGGCGAGGGCGGCGGGTGGGTCGACA